ACTCGATCGCGGCCTGGAAGGACACCATGTGGGCCGTCTCCGCAGCTTCCTGCGTGGTGGCCGTGGAGGACACGGCACCCGGGGTGACCGGGTGCATGCCCTGCTCGCCGTGGATCCCGGGCGAGATGACCAGGGGCCCGTGCGGGTCCTCGTCGCCGGCGTTGGTCGGCGGGAGGAAGTCGCTGGACTCCGGGTCGACCGCCGCGTCGCGCATGGCCGTCATGATCAGGCCTCGACCTGGACGGCGGTCATGACCGCGGCGGCCTTGGTGGCCTTGAGGGCCACGCCGACCGGGCCGAGCTCGACCTCACCGGTCTTGACCGCACCGGGGGTGGAGAAGTCGGGCAGGTAGGCGCTGACCAGGCTGCCGCCGGCGGTGGACACGCCGTGGAAGCCGTCGAGGCCGAAGCGCACGGCGTAGACGGCCGTGTTCTTCGAGGCGATCGGCACGACGTCGGAGGCGGAGCCCGCCTTGAACCCGGCGTCCACGAGCACGGCGCCCGCGTACTCGGCCAGGGCGGTGTTGCGCGGCCCGACCCGCTCGACGTACTGGTTCGCGTACCGCGAGGCCGCCTTGATCAGGTTGATGGCCTTGCGGTTCGAGATGATCGCGCCGGCCTGGCCGTCGAGCTTGGACAGCAGCTCGTCGAGGTCGGTGAGGATCGCGAACGCCTTGGCCTGGTCGAGCGTGCCCGACCAGTTGTGCGAGGCGGTGTCCTCGGTCGAGGAGCCGGTGAGGGCCTTCTTGAGGCCGTCGAACGAGTCCGCGTTGACGTCCTCGTCGCCGTTGATCACGGCGTCGCCGAACAGGGCCTGCGCGGCCTTGATCTTCTGCGAGGACTGCAGCGCGACCTCACCGGACGCCGCGGGGCCGATCTTGGCCAGCACGCGGTCGATCTGGTACGAGCCACCGAGGACCTTGAGGTCGGTGGTGAACTGCTGCGTGGTGACCTCGGTCGGGGCGTACTCGCTGTTGATCGCGCGGAACGCGGCCGACGGCGCGGTCACCAGGCGGCGGTACCCGTAGGTGAGGGTGCCACCGCCACCGGCGGGGTTGACGGCGTCGTCGAAGGTGAGCAGGTCCAGGATCGGGTTGGTCCGGAACTCGTCGATGACGGCGGCGTCGTAGTCGGTCTGCGCGTTCTGCACAGCCTGGGCAAGGGTGACGGGCATGAGGTGCTCCTAGAGCGAGAAGGGTCAGTGGCCGTACGTCGAGGCGACGGCTTCGGCCATGGGCTTGACGGTGCGGACGGTCTTCTCGCCGGACCCGCCGGCGTGGTCCACGCTGCTCGAGCCCGCCGCCGGGGCGGCCTTGAGCGCGGGGTCCGCGGCCACGGCGGCCGTGATGGCCTCGGTGACCTTGGTGTCGAAGTCGGCCTGCGCCGGGTCCAGCCCGGCGATGGCCTTGGTGAAGGAGTTGCGGTCCAGCAGGGCGACCGGGTTGGCCCCGGACGTGGTCGCCGCCTTGAAGACGGCCAGCTCGACCTGGGCGGTGCGCGCCGTGGCCGCGGCCTCCTGGGCGGCGGTGGCGAGCGCTGCCGGGTCGGCGGGCGCGTCGTCCTCGACGAGGCCGAGCGCCTTGCCGATCTTCTGGGCCAGCTCGGTGCGGGCCTCATCGGCGGCGGTCTGCTTCGCCTTGGTGCGGGCGGCGCCGTTCTCCTTGCGGAGGTCGGCGATCATCCCCTTGAGGGCCTCGACGTCGTCCGGGAGCTCGTTGCCCGTGGCCTGGACGCCCGCCTGGGGCGCGGCAGCAGGGGCGGGAGCGGCCGGTGCGGCCGTCGGGGTGGGCGGGGTGCTGCCGGTCGCGCCCGAGTCGACTGCGGGCGCGGCGGGGGCAGCGGGCGTGGGGGCCGGGGCAGCGGGAGCCGCCGGGGCAGGGGTGACATCGGGCATGACGGCGCCTCCTGGGCGTTGTCGGGGTGGCCCCGCCGCCTGGGCGGGGAAATCTGTGGGTCAGGCGACGTTGCCGAGGTCGATCTGCTCGCGGTTGCGCTGCCGCACCAGGCCCGTGTCGGCGACGTGGTCGCGAATCCGGGCCTGGAGGGCGCGCACGCGGGCGTTGGCGGCCTTCTGGTCCTCGGGGGAGACCGCGGCCATGGCGGCGATCTTCGCCTTGCGGGTCTCACGCTCGAGGTAGCGCAGCTTCGCCCGGTCGGCCTCGGCGTCGGGGTCGTAGTGCGTGACGTCGGTGATGACGGACAGGCCCGGCAGGTAGGCCACGGTCGAGCACCGGCAGTTCGGGTGCCGCCAGCCCGCGGCCTTGGCCTGGTCGAGCGTGGCGGCCACGGTGACGGTGACCTCGCCGTCGCCCGCGGCGTTCGGCACGCGCAGGCGGCCGGTGGGCCCGGCGTCGGTCCGCAGGATCTTCCCGGACCAGCGCGCGCACCGCTCGCACGACCCGGCGCCGACGACGATGGACACGAGGTTGACGCCGTTGTCCTGCATGGCGGTGACCTTGCTGTCGTCGTAGGCGCGGCGAGTGGCGCTGCGGGTGGCCATCTCGACGTAGCTGGACAGCGCCCAGCGCCGCCCGGACTTGTCGACGAACCCGGTCACGCCCTGGCCGAGCAGGCTGCGCCACGCGCCCAGCTGGGCGGTGTGCGTCGTGCCTCGGCCCAGCGGTACGTCGGTGGCGAACCGACCCACCGCGCGGCGGTAGACGTCGTCGGGGAAGCGCAGCACGCGGCGGGTGACGTCCTGCAGGGTGCTGGTGAGGTCGGCGCGGATCGCCACGGCCGCACCGGCGCCGGCAGAGACCCTGGGGGCGACCAGCGACGTCGTGGGGGCGACGGTGGCGGCCGTGCGCCCCGTGGAGCCGACGGCGGCGGACAGCTCGGCCAGGGCCGCCGTGGCGCCGCGGCGCTGCGCGGCCTCCAGCACGCGGTCCAGGACCTCGGGGGAGGTCTGCTGCAGCCACCGGGCGATCCGGTACGCCTCGGCGGACAGCGTGCCGAGGTTCAGGATCCGCTGCGGGTCCCGCTCGTCGGCGCGCAGCCCGGCACGGACCTGCAGGGCCACGGCCGCCACGAGGCGTCGCTCAGCGCTGGAGAACAGCTCCACGAGCTCGGCCACGAGGCGATCGAGGCCGTCGCGGTCGTCCGGGATCCACTGCGCCATGGGTTACTCCCCAGCGGTCGGGTCCGGCTCGGGCTGCTGGCCGATGGCGAACGGGTCGGGCAGCGGCGAGGAGGTCTCGGCCAGGATCAGCGCGACCTCGTCCTGCACCTGCGTCGGCTCCCAGTCCGGGTGGACCATGCGGACCCGGGTCTCGGCGGACGCTGCCTGTGCGGTGGCCAGAGCCTGCACGGTCTGGGCCATGACGAGCACCGAGTCCTGCACGGTGTCGGCGAACGTGACCCGCAGGTCGTCCCCGTCCAGCCCGGGCGTGCCGAACACCGCGGCGTCCACGGTGAGCATCTTGCGCACCAGGTGCTGCAGCGCGGGGCGCTCGTGCCGGATCTTGCGGTCCCGGGTGAGGTAGGAGCGCCGCTCGCGGGAGTGAACCTCGGTGGCGGTCATCGTGGCCGCGCCCTCGAACCCGTCCGACAGAGTCTGGGCGGAGTAGCCGGCGGTGGCGATGATGCGCTGCACCTGGTCGCGGATGACGGCCAGGTGCTCCTCCACGCGGATGTCGAACTGGTGGGCCAGGAGCGTCGTGTTGCCGTCCTCGGGCATCGGCGCGTTGACGCCCTCGTAGACCTCCATGTCGAGGTCGAACGAGGCGCCGCGGCCGGGTCCGTTGCCCTGGAGCATGAAGTCCGGAACGACCAGGCGCGCCTTGGCGAGGCGCACGTCCCGCATGAGCGAGCTGTACGCCTCGTCGGCGGCGTCGAAGAACGGCTCGCACTGGTCGAAGTCGGACCGGCCGAGGCTCTTGCCCACGGGGTGGGTGCGCCATGTGCGGTTCGGGGTCTGGTTGGCGACGTAGGCGACGTTCAGGCCGGGCGTGCGGCCCTCGCGGATCGCGCCCTGCTCGTCGACCAGCCGCGCCAGGCCTTCGGTCGCCGCCTCTTCGGCCAGCGGGACGGCGCGGCCGAGGTTGTCGGTCGTGCCCTCGTAGAGCCCGTGGAGCACGATGCCGTTGCCCTGGGGGTCGAGCTCGTGCCGCTCGAGGTGGCGGCGCACGACGCGCCCGTCGTCGGCCACGACGTGCCAGAACGTGACGGCGACCAGGCGGCCCCAGCGGAACTCGGGCCAGGCGGCGTCGGCGTCCACGGTGGTGAGGAACGGGCGCTGCAGCACGTCGGCGTCCCAGGTGACGCGGTGGAAGCGCCCGCCGAGCGCCGCGCCGACCTCCGCACCGGTGGCGAGCACCTCGTGGAAGCCGTCGTCGACGTACTCGAGCAGGCGGTCCTGCGTCGGGGTGGCCTGCGCCACCTCGCCCTCGTCGCCGATGGTCAGGCGCGGCGGCTCGGAGTACAGCAGGTCCGCCGATACGCGGGCCAGGTCGGCGGCGATCGGCAGGTGGATCTGCGAGCGGCGCTGACGGGTCAGGTCGACCTGCGGCCGGCCCCACCAGAACCGCGACAGCGCGCCGACGATGCCGCCGGACTGCTGCGAGGGGCGCACGCGCGGTGCGGTGGCCAGGCGGCCGGTGTAGACCTTGGTCAGCACCGTGGGGTCGCCCTGGTACCAGGCGTCCCACTCCTCGAGCTTGGCGCGGATCGGTGCCAGCGGCTGCGGCGGCCACGCCTGGTTCGGCTGAGGGAGAGGCATGCGGGTTACTCCTCTCCGGCGCCGGGCGCGGTGTCGAGCGCTGGGGCCAGCGGGATCAGGTCGCGCCAGGACTGGCGGGGGGTGTAGACGGCGTAGCGCAGGGCGTCCACCTCGTCGTCGTCGGCCTTGACCGGTGCGGTCTCGCCGCGCGCGGTGGCCTTCTCGTCCCAGACGTAGCCGGGCAGCCGCTCGATGAGGTGCTTGCACCGGTCGGAGACGGCGAGCTTGTCGACGGCGAGCAGGGCGGAGATGGTGCGGATGCCGGGCAGGACGGCCTTGTGCGCCTTCATGACGTTGCTGTGCCCGTCGTGGAAGAGCTGGATGCCGAACGTCGCGCTGGCGTGGTCGTAGGCGATCCACTCGGGCGACCAGGCGGGGCGCTCGGCGAGCCAGCGGCGCAGGTCCGCGGAGTGCTCGCCGATGGTCATGGACCCGGGCGCCCACTCGTCGAGCACGTAGAGACGGTGTTCGCCGTCGTGCCCGGGTCGGGTGTCGGGTCCGACGCCGAGCAGGTAGCCGCGCGTGGGGTGGACGGTGCCGTAGTCGGTGCCGAACGCGAGCACGCGGTCCATGGGCGGGATGTCGGCCGCGGGGACGACGTGGCGGTCCTCGTCCCAGGTCTCGTAGACGGCGCCGGCGGCCTGGACCCACTCGCCCTTGACGAAGCGGCGGTACCAGAGCCCGACGTACTCGCGCTTGATCTGGGCGACGTAGTCGGGCGGCAGGAACGTGTTGTCGTCGATGTCGAAGTGGAAGACGCGGTACCCGAGCTCGTCGGCGCGCAGGATGACCTGCTTGCGCTGCCAGTGCGCGGGCCCGTCGGGGTTGGTGGTGGCGAACAGCTGGGCGCCGGGGACGCTCATTCGGCCCAGGAGCTGGGTCCAGAACGACTCGGCGACCAGGGTGGACTCGTCGACGTACGCGCCGGAGACGGTCAGGCCGCGCAGGACGGCTTCGGCGCGGGCGTCGCTGGCGCCCAGGACGTGCACGACGCGGCCGAACATCTTGGCGGTGGGCGCGCCGGCGGTGTAGCTGACGTGCTGCGCCATGGGGCCGAAGATCGCGGGGTCGGTGAGCGGTTGGAAGACGTTGCGGGCGATGGACTCGCGGGTGCGGCCGACGACGACCAGGGCGCCACCGGGCGGCGGCGTGGCGACGAACGTGAGCCACTTCGTGAGCGACCCGATCGTCTTGCCGGACCGGATCGAGCCCTCCCAGAGGTTCACGCGGGACTCGGCGGCGGCGATCGATCGGATCTGCTGCGGGGTGAACCGCTGGCGGACCGCGGCGACGACGGCGGGCGTGGCGTGGGCGAGCATCAGGAGTCCCCGAGCTCGGCTGCGGCGGCCTTGATCGCGGCGAGGATGTCGCCGGCTGCGGACGACGCCTCGGCGGCCCCGGTGTCGGCGTCGTGCGCGGCCACCTTGAGGGCGCTGGTGAGGGCGATCTGCGCGGCGTTCATCAGGTCTCGCTCGTCGCGCGGTAGCGGCGTGTCTACCTCGCGGATCTCCTCGGCGCCCATCTCCGCCTTGAGCACGGTGCGGAACGTGTCGGCGTCGAGGCGGTCGAGGATCTTGGCGGCCCGCTCCAGCATCCGGACCTCGAGCGTGGCGCGGCGGGCCTTGGCGTCGATGACCTTGGCCTCGGTCGCCTTCACGGTGTCGGTGCGGTCGGAGAAGATGCCGAGCTTGGCTGCGCGGTTGGCGACGGCTCCGCGGCTGCGTTCGAGCCGGCGCCCGATCTCGGTCTGGGATACGCCCTGGGGGATCAGCTCGCGCAGGGCGTCGTCCTCGACCTGGGTCCAGGGGCCGGTGGCCATGGCGACCACCTCCGCCTCCGTCCGGGCACAACGAAGGCCCGGGAACGTCTCCGCTCAACCGGGCCTTGTGCTGGAAATTCTCCAGCCAATCAGAGAGTAGGGATTCAAACGGCGCGCCGCAAGGCGACACGCTGCTCACCAGGCGCTCACACGGCAGACGCCACGAGCCGCACAACGCTGAGGCTGTGCGGCTCGTGGGCCGTGGAGCGCCCGCTCTAGCAATGCGGGTGTCAGGTGTGCGGACGCCTCCTTCCGCACCTCGCGCACCGCCAGATCACCATGCCGCAGTGAACCGGCCAGACCGACCATGTGACCGTGATGCCGAGCCAACGGTGGCGGTGGATCGTCATGCTGCCGATCCTTCCACTCGGACCCGGGTCGCGCGCCGCGCTGCCCGGGTGAACGCCTGCTCGAACGGGTACAGGCCGGACCCGTCCTCGTGCTCGGTGATCTGCCCGCGCCGCGCCCAGGTCTGCAGGGTGCGGTACGGGACCTCGGCGCCGACGGTCACGAGGGCCGTGGCGAGCTCGCTGAGGGTCATGAGGCGCTCGGCGAGGGCCTGCACGACGTACTCGGTCTGCTGCGCCCTGGTGACGAACCCGCCGCAGTCGGGGCAGACGGCGGCGTCCTGGTCGTCGGCGAGGCGGATCTCGCCGGGGCAGCCGGGGACGGCGCACCAGCCCATGAACCGGCCGGCCGCTGCGGGCCCGAGGGTGCGCTCGGTGCGCGCCCGCAGGTCTGCTGCGGTGTCCCACCAGGCGAGTGCGTCCTGCGGGGTGGCGCAGACCTGCTCGACGCGGCCGGCGGCGTCCTTCCACCGCTTGGTCTCGTGCGTGTCGGGCTGCCAGTCGGGTACGGCGTCCATGAGCTCGCGGACGAGCCCGTCGAGGGTGCGGGCGATGTCTCCGGACAAGTCGGGGCCGTTGAGCACGCCGGGCAGGCGCGGCTCGGTGGAGCGGTGCACTGGCATGCCGGTCAGGGCGCGGCCGGTGCTGGCTTCGCGGGCGGCGACGTCGCGCTGCCGGTCGGCGAGCCAGAGGAGGTTGGCGCGGGTGGTGAGGATGCTGAGGCGGTCCATCCCGTCGTGCGCGCGGGCGGGAATCGGGGCGACCGCTCGGTTGTGGCGCTTGCTCATGCCGTTTCCCCTTCGCTCGTCGGCGCCTGTGCGCCCGTCTGCGGCGTCGAAACGCCCTCACCCTTCCCGCTCCCCACATCCCCGCCGTTCGCCCCGTCCTGAGGCGCCTGCGCGGCGTCCTGGGGCCGCAGCAGCCCCGCCTTGGCGAGCTCGTCGGCCTGGTGGGTGGCGTGCTCGGCCCACATCTCGTCGGGCGTCGTCTGCACGCGGTGGCTGCACCTGCAGACGATGACGCCCATCACGACGTGGTTGCTCACCTGCGCGATGCCGTGCTCCTCCAGCACCCGCGCCACCTCCGCCGTCACCTCACCCTCAGGCGCGCGCTCGGCGTGGGGGCGGGGCGTGGGTGCTCGCACACCGTTCGCCATCGCCTCGAAGTCCTCGGCCCACATGGTGATGCTCGTCGGCTCTTCCTCGCCGTGGGTGATGGT